ATTCAATCGGGTATATAAAAATTAAAAGACGAGTTATTTTACAGAGATATGACCAATAAATAGCGAGGCGAGGTAAGCACCGATAGCCGTCACAATACCACCAGCCGCCCCCCATCTGGCAGCTTTTATTTCCAGCTTATCGGTTTTATCGTCGAGACTTTTGCAGACCTTGACTGATTCAACGGTATAGTCAAATAGGATGTTTAGTTTTGAATCAACATCCATCTGTGCAAATGTGTCTCTTGAAATTCCGTTCATGTTGGTCTCCCCCTTAAAATAATTGAAAAAAATCACTCGTACTTCCAGTAGGTGGCGGGTATTGGGCAACCACAATATTGTCAATATATACCTTTGTACCATCATTTGCGCCCTGTTGAAAATGCCAAACATTATTATAGGTGTTTAGGGTCCTCATGGCTGCTCCGGCCTTAGCGATAGAACCATCTACATAAATATCGAATGTTCCCGCGGTCCAACTAAGATTATTGACCTCTAATAAGTGCCAGGCATCTAACGAATAAGTTCCAATTTCATGGGCCGAAGAATCGTAATAATATAATTTACCATCCTTATTCCAATAAATCTGAATTATCTTTGTACCGTTCCCATGCATTATTACATTTGTCAGGCCCGCAGGTGTGCTTACCATGAGCATCCAGCATGATAGGGAATAGTCTGTGCCCGCAGTTACCGGAAAATGTATATTAGCCGCGACAGCATTATTAACAAATGACATACTTCTCGATCCAGCATAATGTTGGGCCGTAGCAATTTGCACCACTCCATTATCTTTCGTCCACGTTATTCCCCCACCACTATTAACTATGGAATCGCCGTCGTTTCCCCATTCAAAATTATCAGATTGTGGTGTCATTATTTTTATGCCTCTTGAGCCGAAGCTACACAGCCCCAGACAGAAGTCACGGTATTATAAATAAACCCGACAGTTAAAAGTTTACTAATAACGGTGGTGGTCGGCAATGCCACGCCCCTTGCTATAAAACTTGCCCCCCAAGATATTGCCCTTGCCGTACCATCATCCTTTATTCTTACGATTAATTTCTGAAAATTAGTCGGGGTCCCCGACAGATTGGTCGTCATTGATGTGATCGCTTCCGCTAAGGCCGTGATCGTAACTGCATCACAGTTATCCGTATTGATCGTGGGTGTCGCGTGTGAGGTTATCGTTGTAATGCGTGCCGTGATTCTTTTATTCGTCAGGGTGTCCGTGGTCGCCCGGCCAACATAGGTATCCGTTCCCTGGAATGTTATTGTCGCATTATCTGTGCCAAAGGCAAGGGTGGCCGCTGTGGTAGGAGCAGTTACAGCCATTTTGTTTATGCTGGTCATGGCAGCCACACCCAGGATCGGCGTTACCAGGGTTGGGGAGGTATCCACCACAAACTTTGTGCCAGTACCCGTTTGAGAAGCAATCGAAGTGGCAAGACCCACAGAGGTTATTACCCCACTTAGATTACCGGCAGCGTGAGAATGAAGTGTGGTTGCACCAGCATCCGTAAGATCGGTCCAATTAGAGGCAAAGCTCGCTCGGCTGGTTGCATCTGAAGCCAATAGATAAGCCGCATGGTCGTCATCCGCAAGACCTGTCAATGCACCGTGATCGGTAACGCCCGCAGCCACGGCGGCCCATGTGGTAATACCCGTTCCATCTGTTTGCAAGAAATACCCATTCGTACCCCCGGTAATGGGTAGGGTAAAGGTCCAAAGACCAGCTATATTTGCGGGTTGGATTATGATTTTTCCAGAAGTATTACCAGCCAAGGAAAGAACACCTTTGGTTGTGCCATCCTTACCAAGAGATAGGAGTTCTCCGGGAGCTAAAGTACCGGTGGCAATACCAACATTGCCATTTCCTAAAACGGTTATCTTATTCCTAAAAGTTGTTCCGTCGTATGAATTAATAGTAAGACGACCCTGGTCTGTTGTGCCATAGGCAAAATTTATAGCAAATTCATAAATATTTCCCATTGAATCAACACCAAAACCAGACCTATTTCCAACACCACCGTTATAGACGTATTGTTTGAACCCGCCCCCACTACCCAAATCCAAGGTCGCCATCGGCGTGGTTGTTCCAATGCCTAATAGGTAATTTACTTCATCATAAACAGAATTACCACCGAAATAGATTTTACCCTTAGTGGCGAAAGAAGTCGATGATAGTATTAGGTCATTGCTCGCAACGGTTCCCCCATAAATTGTTTGTCCACCAGTGCGGCCAGTAAGAAGAGCGTATTGAAGATGATCGTCAGCCGCGAGACCAGTTAATGCACCATGGGCCACAACCCCGCTTTCGCTACCAGCCCCGATAGCTGCATTTAGCTGCTGCGCTATCATGGTCAGCCTGTCCAACGCATTTTCATGGGTCTCTGCAGTGAAGGGGTCTCCCTCCACGTAATCGGTTAGTTGGGTCAAGGGAAGTATGCGAACAATAAGTATGGTCGTAAGATTAGCCGGAGGTAATGTAAAAACAACGCTTCCGCCCGTCATCGGAGGAGTGCCGGGAATGGTATAATCTATGTTCAATATTTTTAAGACACCCGAAACGTAAACGTATAGATCGGTTGCTTCAAAAAATTTAAAAGTGAAAGCAAAGGTGGTGTTCAAACCATCCCCGGTATAACTAACCTGATTATTTAAAGACGATACAGTCATTGTTATACTCCTTAGTTCGGAACCCTGAGTAATCTATATCCGGTTCCACCAGTATCGGGCGCACCAACCGTAACCTGTTGTAGTGCCCCATTTATAAATAACCATATTGGGTTTGTTGGGTCTGCATTTGGACTAATATTGAGATATTGTACGGCGGTTGATCCGTTATACCTTGAAACCGAAAGACCATAATCATTTGAATCGTTCTCATTATTCATTATATCCCAATAACGTACCCCATCTGGTCTTCTTAACCGTATATATGGGCTGGACCCCCTTAGCCATAGGGTTTTTATACCTAATATTTCTCCGGTATCAGTCTGGCCAGTCACCATCGTTAAGGGAAGGGTATAATTACCCGCATAATCTAATGGTGGTGTGTATTGACTATCGGCAGTATAATAGGGATAGAAAATAAGTGCCGGGTAAGTAGTGGCGGTCCAGGGATAGGTAGTAACATACTTAACCCCACCTATAATTGGGCTTCCTATGAAAGTTATATTTGCGGGAAAGGCTTCATGCCCACTAATCGGTTCTACCTGTACCCCTATTCCGGCTGCTACTCCATCAACCCTATCAAAAAGGGTTCGATTAAAAACAATATGATCTGCATATCCAAGCCGTAATCCTATCGAAGTTGTATTACCGCTTCTTTGAAAACGACACGAATTAAAGGTCAGTTCAGAAACGTTTAGGCTTCCCGCACCGGCTATATCTAATCCATTAGCGGTGCTACCATAAGGACCCTCCATAACAACGTGTGTCCATGTCTGGAATTGGCTTCCTGGACCATACGCTCCGGTGCTATGAATCTTTACCGCATATCCTCCCTGCCATTTATAACCGGTTACATTATCAACCTTCAGACGGACACCATAATTCACATCCAGAAGGCAAGATGCTGAATTATTGCCATCGAGAACTAAATCCTGAATCGAACACCCCTCAACGTCTCCATTGACTTGCAGTAGGGTTCCACCCGATGTTCCCGTCCATTGAAGGACGGTAGCCCCATTATAAGAACCAGCACTAACATACGTAGCCCCACCAACACCCTTGAGGGTGATTCCGTTTCTGGTGGATAAACCCGATCCCCCACCATTCCCAATCGTCAGCATTACCCCAATTCCAGCTACCGGCCCAATTAATTTTACTATTTTCCCTGTGGCTGGAAGGGCATCAAGGGCTGCCTGTATAGCCGTATGGTCGTTGGTTCCGGTACAAACTACAACAATGGTTCCCGCTTCACTTGCGATAGTGGTTGCACCCGTGAAATAGGCGGGTTGTCCGGCAACACCAGTACCATATATATTTCCACCGCCAGTTAAATTAATGTCGGCCCAACTCCAAACCCCGTTCACATTCTTGAGCCATTGGGTTCCAACAGCTTGGATAAGGGGAAGGGTATAAGAAATTGGTACAGATTGGGTTGCGCCAGGTACAAAACCCGTTGCGTAACCCAGGGTATTTTTCAAATAAAGTCCATAACTATGCCCCAACAATCCGACGGTTAATATACCCATTGCATCGGTTGTTCCAGTTAAACTAATACCTTGTCCAGCAGTAGGGCGTATCTCCATATTTCCAGAAGAATCCCCACAAATGAATCCACCGCCAGGAAATCCCATAACGGGTTTGTTATATGTACCATGATAATAAAATCGAGAGATTTCTTGATTCTTTGAACCTATGATTACCGGAGCATCCGCCTTATTCCAAATATAAGCATATCCTCCATAAGTTGTGAAAGCCGAGGAGTTCATTCTTAAATAAAACTGATCTGCTGCCGTATCATTTCCCAAACTTATCTGATTGTATGAACCTGTTCCGGCAGAGATATTTCGCGTAGTCAATGAAACCTTCCCGCCAGTATAGGAACCCAAAATACTTAATTCGTGTTTCGTATAATCATGCGTAAAAATTCCCGCATCTACACTAAGGATACCACCCGCATTAATCTGAACGTCTTTATCTGTACCACCCACCGTTAAACTATAGGATGGAGTAACCCAACCTGGAATTAATTGCCCACCACTATTAATCACCGTTTGAATTTGGCCCAACGTTCCAATGGGTAATCTATCGGTAACGTTACTTATATTCCGATAGATACTGTCTCCAATGGTGGTCATGGGATCGGACATACCACCAGGAATAATCCCACCGCCCCCACCTATGGCTGTATTGAGTTGCTGCACAATCATGGTAAGACGATCCAACGCATTTTCATGGGTCTCTGCAGCAAAAAGCGCACCCTCAACATAATCCGTTAATTGAGTGAGGGGTAATATGCGTTGAATCAATACCGCAGTTCCGGCAGGAGGACCAGTTACAAATACAACATTACCGGATGTTAATGGCATGATCCCCGGAACCGTATAATCCATGTTTAAGGTTTGTAATACACCGGCAACGTAAACATATAAATCTGCCGCTTCAAAAATCTTAAATGCAAAAGGAAATATTTTATTAAGGGGAGTACCCCCACCAGTATAGGACATTGTATTGGTTGTGGATGCAACAGTCATTTTATTTTACCTCTTTGGTTGGTTCCGTAAGTTGTTTTTCAAGGGCCTTAAGATCGACCCCGGTTTCTTCAAGCATTGCCTTTTCTCTTTTAGGCATACGATCAAAGAAAATTTTAAAAAATAATTCCGGCTTATCCCCCTCAGTCATACCCTTACCGGCCTGTCTTATTCCGTTCAGCATTTCAGATATAATGTATCCCTTCTGTGCATCCCCCATGGCCGTAAAATCTTTCGAGGATACGAGTGGGTCCATCACCTGAGTTGATAATTCCCCCATGTGTTTCTTGATAAGGTTATCGGCTTCAGGGTTTCCGGTTGAATGAAATATTTCTGCATATTGAAAACCGAGCCTATCCAATTCTTTCTCGAAAGAATTTTTCGTACTAATAGCAAGTCCCGTTACCTGTCTTAATACTGGCAATTCCCTTGTCACCGGACCCTCTTTAGTCGGAGAATATAATTCAGGTAACGTTCTATCCAACCATGGCATCTTTTCTTTTATCGGACCCCAGAACGGATCGCTTCTTTTTTCTCGTACAATGTATTTATCAAAACCAGATATAAATTCCTTAATCTGATTAAATGGTGTTAGGAATCCACCCACTAATTCACCGGCCATAGATTTAACCAAATCTGCCGCCTTCTGCGGATCGCCGGTTCGGGATATGGCATTAAAGATTTGATCCATGGCATAAAGCCCCATTCCGGCCCTCATATTAGAACTAAATACCCCAAGGGCAATATCCTTAGATGTCAGCCTATCAAGGTTCCCATGAATTAATTTATGGGTCACATCTGCCATAAAGAGATACGATGCGAACGGGTTAAATGGTCTGGTGTCTATTACTTTATCTCCGGCCTGTATCTCATACCATTTCTCGCCAGCATATTCTGAATCCCTAAAGAAATAGGCCAGACCCAACATGATGGTTCCCAGGGTAGCCCTGGATAGAACGTGCATATCCCCGTTTGCGATTGCGGTTCTCTCTTGTTTGCTTAATAGCTTCAGGAACCCGGTTGGATTGTATTCAAAAACAAATTTAGTGCTATTCACAAAAAACCGTGGAAACGGCATAATGAATGAAACACCGGGAAAATTATTTACAAATTTAACGAGAGCGTCTCCGACACCACCCTTCTTCGGGGCCTGTGCAAATGTCATCTCTAATGCACGATCTACAGCATATTGAATAGTCTCTTGTGGGATCGCACCAACCTTATTCTCTTCTATGATTTTAACCAGGTCTCTTCCTTCCGTACTCAATTTCTGTTCAAGGCTTGCCTTAAACACCCCGTTACGAAAAAGAAATTCCTGAAATCTATTCACCGTATTCAATATGTCAACACCCTTGCCAATAGCATGACCCATCTGGCCGGGCTCAATGTCTGCCATATAACTGCCGTAGAGCCTGTCGTATTCTTTAGGGAACAGTTTTAAGACGGTCTCGGTTATCTTCTTGCTGGTACTCCTCCTAATGATATCCACTAATTGCTGAACCCCATCCATAGGAGAAGTTGTTACCTCTTTTCCGGTTAACTTCTGTAGACCGGAGTCGATACCTTTTTCAAAAACATCGAGTCCTACCCTACCTAATTGGGTTTCAAGGTTCCTTGCGGATGTGCTTAACTGCGTGACCAACATACCACGCCGAATCTGATCGAATGATTTCCAAAGACTACGAACCCTATCCCATGGGGAAGGAATTTTATTAATATCATGTAATTCCCTCATAGCTTCCGCAAATTGTGGATATTTTGTTTCCAATCTTTGAGACTCAAGACCTAATTCTCCTAATTTACGACCCCAGGAACTTGCCTCTTCTTTTAATGTCTTGGCAAAATCCTCTACACCCATTCCATACTTTTGCATAATCTCTTGATACCTTGCTGGATCAGCCATAAACTCTTCTGCCAACTGTTCGCTCATAAGTTTCTTGGGATCACGTACAATACCTCTTTCGAGCATAGATTCGGTTCCGGCCTGAGCCATCTCTTTTTCTGGACCATACCGGAGTGTCATTTCTAATGGGGATTCTCCGGTAACACCACCACCATCAAACATGGTGTCCCGCATATAGATTTGAAAAAATTTATTCACATCAGATTTTGGTATGGTTAAATAATAACTTTCGTCAATACCTGGTTTATATGGACCCTCTTTAAGTAATCCGGCCTTCCATAACGGATCAATAATTTTATTGTCACCACTGATTTGTACCGTTATTTTATCCCCGGTTGAATGAGTATCTATTGTAATGATTCCATTTTGATTGAGTCCACGAACCAATAATTCTGCCTCTGGACCCTCATTGCTTTTTATTTCTTGATATACGCTTTCTGGTTCAATAAATTTTTCCGGCAACGACTCCCGCATATTATCTGGTTGCCTACCCTCACCTTCACGCAACGCAGAGGTAATCTTATCGCGGGTTAAAAATTCTCCGTTCTTATCCACATATCCATCAATTAGTTTTTCATCATAGGACAATCCGTTTCGATCTATGGTCTGTGCGTGTATTTCACCGGGTTTGGATTCATACGTTTTACCGTCATACTGAACCGCCTTCCTCAACTCTAAATCCTTAATCATGGTATCCATTGAATCGGTATTGGAAATATCAAGAATGGTTTGCGCAACCTTATCCGGGTCTAATGACTGTATCTCTTTTACTATTGCATTATCGGCAAGCGATTTTAACTGAACACGCATAGATGGGGTCTTGGAAGCAAAATAAATATCCATGAGATAATTAAATCCCATTTGACCCAATTCTTTTTTATCAATGGTTCCATCCTTAATTCCGGTTACGAAATCATCGAAGGTAAACCACTGACCAACACCAGCCCGTATCTTATCCATGACCGCCAATGTGGTAGCGATCCGTAGGGGTTGGGTGGGAACAGCACCCATCAACGGATAAATAACTCCGGTTAATGTTCCCATTGCGGTTGATTTAAGAATATCCAATCCGTAATTTCCGAAATCAGGATCATCTAAAAATGCGGGAATAATACGGGACAGGCCAGAGGCAATACCTAACTGAGCTCCGCCCTGGGTAAGTAATTGCGCCATTCCTTTCAAACCGGATGCGGTAGGAGTAAGCCTTGAACCTAATAATAATTTGCCGGCTTTAAATGGACCCGCAATGAATCCGGCAAGTTCAGCACCAGCACCGGCTATAACTCCGGGTATGGTTTGTGGTCGCTCAACCTTACCGCCGAGAAGTTCAGAAATTCCTCCGGTAAGACCAGATAACCCCTGTGCCAATACACGTTGAAACTCCACATCAGTTTCGTCAGAAGCAATCCTATCGTCAAGCAATACCCCATAATTAGATTCCAATTCTCCCCTCATGGTCGCATCCATTTTTGTAGGGGTTGGCCGTTTCGGGGTTTCCGAAATACCGAGATAATCCCTTGCCCGTTGCAATAAGGATTTATTTACTTGCGTGTCGGCATAGGTTTGTGTGAATCCAAAATGATCGGCAACCTCACGATCAGAAAACCCGGCAGCCCTCAGTTCGGAACCTTGCTTACTAATATGCTGATTGATTTCTGCGTCAGAAAATCCAGCTTGTTGCAATTCTTGGACCGTATCCATTACATCGGACTCCCAGGTGTTGCACCATGGATTCGTTTTAAATAATCCGCCGGAGATTCATCGGGTTTCTTGGGTGGTACTTTCTTGATTTCTTCTATTAAACCCTTACCCTTCCCGGACAATTCCGTGGCACGTGCCTTACCCTTTTCCGTAAGGGAAAGCTTGTTTGCCGAGGAAATCTCAAATGCCCTATCCGTAATTTCTTGAGTGGTTAATGGCTTGCCTTTCTTTTTGGCGGCGGAAATCTCTTCATCCATTGTTTGTGTAGCCTTAAAGTAATTCTTGGCTTCTGGTTCGCTGAACGGCAGGGCCTTGCCAAAAATATCTGTCTTGGGTCCTATTTGACCCTGAATGATTTCATGTCCCCTTTTACGATTTAATTGGGTTGTTTTATCTTCATCTCGATATAACAAACCAAGTTGGGATATTTTATCTCCACGTGGTTGATTGGACCCAAGTATATTATTTGCTACCTTGTCCAGCTCGACCGACGATTCAACACCGTCAATGCGCTTCATCATGTCGTTAAATGCCCACGGATTTCTTGGGACATCGGGTGGGTTCTCTAATTCCCTGATAAGTGCCATACCCTTACCCGGATCGAGGCCCTCTTGGGCCACTCGCCTCCTGATTTCTTGGCTGGTCATTCCGTTGAAATTGACAATGGTATCCCTAAAAACCACTTCAGATTTATCGTGTTTAACCTGGTCTACCCTTAGTTTTTCTTCTGCAAATGCTTGTTCTACCTTGGTTTTAACCTTAATGGGGACATCTCCGAAATTCTGTTTCATGTAATCGGAATCCCTTAACCTATCGTAAATAATTGCGTAATCGGTTCCGTAGGTACGATGTAGTTTTTGATACATCAAATCAACCTGTTTATCCTCATTCTCGTTTTCCATGGCCTTGATTGCCGTTTTAGCCTCTTTTTTGTAATATGGCCTATCCTTTGGGCTCAGATCGGGGTAATCACCCCCCTCAAGGGCCTTAGCTGCCCCTACAGGGTCGATCAGGATATGATTTTTAACTCCGGCCTCGTCTAACTCCTGCATTTTGGACTTCTCTAATACCTGGGCCTGGGCCTGGTGTATCAAATTCCCACTCATGGATCGAATGACCGCCCGCGCCGACTCTTTGTATGATCTGGCATATTCAGGATCAGCCGCTTTTCCGGCGAGGTCCGCAAACATATCTACCTGATTCATCTTGCTGGCTATGTTTGTATCTACCCATTTTTGATTAGCTTCTTTCCCCAGGGAATCCAATACCGTGACCTTATGTTCCATCATCATAATCTTGAACTTATCCCGGACCCCCGTATCCTTGGTTTGTCTTAGGGATTTTTCTAAAACCTTGTCGTATAGTTCGGAACCCTTTTGATAATAAGTATCAGGATCGGGATTGCTTTTATCCCATTCCGCTTTTTGTGTAATCCATTCATTTTCAAAGTTCACCCGGCTTTCCCCTAATTGGGTGGCCTGACTAATTTTCTTTTTCTCCTGGGCAATATCGTTAAGGGTGTTACTTACGTCAGTTAATCCCTGACTGATACGATTCATCCCTTGTTCGGCCTGGCCCAGAGCCCAACGGGTTGGCCCCGTACTGGGGGCAGGGGGAACATTTCCTGGTTGATACTGAGGTATTTTCATATTTTATTTATCCTGTTTTACCGTTAACCTAAGAGGGACCACGCGCCCTTACTATTCCAGTTTTCAACTATACCCTTGCCCCCCTTATAACCGCCCGCAAGGCCAGTGAATAATGACCCTAAAGCACCATATCCGCCCGCTTTCTCGGCCAACTTTCCTGCCTTCCTGATCTCGGAGGCCTGTACCGCATCCATGAGTTTTTTAAACTCTATCTCGCGCTGGCCCTCACGTTGGGTTTGTAACATCACATCCATGGGACTTCCTTCGTCAGTACGCACACCGGAGGCCGCATACCTGGTCTTTTGAACACCCCCTAATGTAGCCAGTTCATTTTCCATCCGCCTTGCTTCTTCGGCGGATTGCACTTCCTTGTAGGTCGCTTCACGTTGAGCCAATTTATTCTGTGCTTTACCGGCCTGATAAGAAGTCATTGCTGAAGAGGCCGATCCAAAAGTCCCCATGATTGTGCTCATGTTTATTTACTCCTATATTGGGCGTAAAGAACGTATGTAGTTTTTCCTACGAAACAAGGAAGTTCCGCTTCCTGAACGTACCCAAGAAATTCCGCAAGGCTCCTGGCTACTACCCAATCCTTCTGAATGGTGGTCTGAATCCGGTTAAGATTCCATATATCAATACAAAAATTAGTAAGACGACCAATCTGTTTAATTAAAATCTTTTTATATTTATCAACGCAAGAACAGGTTCTTAACCAAGATTCTGCCGTATGTGGCCACAAATAAATACCACCAAAACAAGCAACAATATGTGATTCATCGGTGTTTTTATTTACATCCATAAGCGTTAAAGATGGAAATTTCGAATAAAACATGGACAGGTTACGTCCCTTAGTTATTTCTATTTCTTCCGATGTAATTTCTGGCCGTACTTCCATATAATCTAAATGCCACGGTTTAAAGGGAATGACCTCTACCATGTTCTCACTATTTCAATATTGTCAATAAAGATATACAAATTATTATTAATCCGATAATAAAAGAAACTGGTCCCAATATGAACAATAATCTACCCTTATTTTTATCTTTCATAAAACCTCCATATTAATTAATTTCCAATGTTCCAAAGATAGCGAGTACCGTAGCTGGTAGGGGAAGATTTTGTTCTATCTCAATGGCCCCGTCCGATTCCCAACCCAGATTCAGCATTTCCTTATCACCCGTAAATGGAACAATGGCCGTATCCATAAGATCATACGAGGAACGAAACGGTATAACCTCACCATTCAGGGTAATACCGACCGTATCTACAAGTCTCACGTAAAGTTGTGACCATCTCTTTTTACATGGTTGAATAGTATTTTGCTCGGATTTAATTTCTGGCTTAAGGGTCTTTAGATATGCGTCGTAATGTAACCCAACCTCGATATTGCTTGCGGGCGGATCGAGTTCAACCTGGCCATTTACATCAACCACCAAGGCCGGATAGACGGCATCGTCCCCTACTATATCAACGAGTTCACCGGCTAAATGTTCCAGGCCAGACAACACCGAAACCGGGGTACTAAAACTTGCAGATAATCCGCAATCAACGTTTAGGTATGGATCGAGATATTCAATGGTTTTTGTTACGACACTATTTATGGTACGCTCAACTACCGCGTAAACCTCTTCACTTCTTTCGTCAGGATTCGGTATCACCGCGAGACTCTCTACCGTACCGAGTGTATCATGCTCGCTCCACGATGCAACCTTTTCACTTCTTCGATATACCAGGGCCAGTAATGTCCCATCGGTTCTTATGAACCATAATGTAGGACTTATGTCTCCCTGAAAAACCATATCTATAATTCCCTGGCTCACAAGGTCGTCAGCCAGTACCGATAGGTCTTGCGATTCATAATTATCGGAAGTGTAGTTGTATGTCATTTCTAAAACTTGACACCCGGAACGCTCTATAAAAATAACAGACGGCCCAACCCGGATACCCTGAATAAAGGATGCTCTCTCGGTTCCTTCGTTTACAAGGTTTACATCCGTTGGGGTTATAGGCGAAGCCGCAGCCCTAAAAAGTCCACCACTTGTTCCAAACATTAAACCATGTGCCGTGATTAACCAACCTATAAGATTTGATTTTGTAGAACCTATGGTAAAAGAGATCGCGTTGCTATCGGCAATAACTCCATCGTCCTTAGAAACAGACATATCAAATGGATTGTCCGTTACCGAACCACAGAATGTTTGTGGAGATGCTTCAGAACCGCCGAATACCAATCTTCCTTCGTGAAATACAACACTCCTGGGAAATCCCCTTAGTGTTGACCATCTTCCCTCGCGTTGGCTATCGGAGGCAATACCAGAATCATATAGTGGCCAATCCGTTAAAACCGTAGCTGCACAATGGGTGGAATCCGTAACCGCCGTAATACGAACACAACCCCATCTCCATACAAACTGCCAAACTCCTCCAATGATAATCCATACGTGCCTCCCTATGCGCCATAATGCGCCAATATGTTTTGATGGTGTATCGGTATTCCAAAGCGGCGAACTTGCTACCAGGGTAATATTTCCAATCATACCGGACGGAATTATGGTCGGGGTCTTAGCCTCTGCATAATATGGACCATCCTTAAAATATGTGTTATCTATGGTGGTAATAGTCCAAACCGTATCGGATGATCGAGTTACTTTGCGGGGCCAGTAATCGGGATGTGTGATATATAAATCATTGGCATCCTGCGCCCATTTTAAATCGGGAAGATCAGCTTCAAGATATGGAGAGACGATTTCTACGGGCTCGTATAATTGGCAAACAACATTGTCAACCTTTGCCGGACCATTTGAAATTCGTAAAAACTGAATATATGTGGTTGTTCCCCTGGCAATAAAGGTCGCCTGTCTTTGTAGGCCCGGAATAACCAGAACATCATTTAAAATTTCTGTTCCCAGGGCCGCAGTACCAACCCTTAAATGAATGTTTGCCGTTATTGCATCGAATCTTAAAAGGTATGTTTTACCGACGACAGTGGTAACGGATCGTCCGCCAGAACCGATTCCGGTTGCTCCACCGTCTAATTCAGCAGCACCAACACCATCCCACACGAAGGTTCCTGGGGCTGTCGAGTAATCTGTCCATCCCGTAATATCGGTTGCAAAATCCCCATTGGTCACAAGATTAGGTGCTGATTCCAGACGAACCAATGCCCCATCCTTAAAAAACCTCATATATTGATCGCCAACCTCAATCATATAAGCCTGGGTAATACCATACTCAAATGGAATGAGGCGACAATCCAGGGTATTGTATTTGGGGTAATCTACAAAATGAAATCCGGGCCTTCTTCTTACCCCACCCTGGACCATGGGCAACCAGTTCTGAAGTGTGTCAACAGCATTGTAATATCTCTGAAGATCAATGCGGCCATGCATCCTCTTCGAAAATACGCCGGAGGTAAAGTTACATTGAATATATTTTGTGGATACTGGCATCTATTTATCTCACTTCAAGTAAGTCGTCTGAATCGTAGGTATCCAGACTGCCTTCCATGGAATCAATGGATCGGGCTTCCGATAATTTATACGAATAGAGTTCCAGTAGGACCTTTACCATGGCCGGATTTCCGGTTATGGGATACGCAAGTTGTTGGGCTAATCTCGTAACGATGGTGTCAATAAGCAGGGAATCGAAATAGCCGGGTTCGGTTATTCTCGCAATATATTTCAGTGTTACGGCAGATTCGTCAGTAACTAATTTTCTACCGATCACTTCCCATAAAATATATTTGTCATTATTCAGGAGTAATGCCCTTAGACAATATGGATTCACCGGAAGTTGATAGGTATTGGAATAACTGGTTCCCGTAAGAACATCAGTACCGGCCAGTTGACTAAGGACTTGCAGCGCAATGGCGCATCTCCATGGATACGCCCTTAAAACAGCATCCCTAACTTGCGGGTAAAACCGATTACAAAGACGCGCCTTTTTAGTGGCATCGTCAAATGACGTAATCGGGTCCTCACCCAGAAGTCCTAAAGCGTCTGAACAAATTTCAACTTCGGAAGGCATCTAAAACCTCCTTAAATTACCGCATGAGTTACGGGTGTAGCCGGTGCATGGGGAAGATAGTAATAAAAATCTGTCCCAAGCCCCGTATTGATGAAAACCGGCACAGAATAAATAGATATGGTTCTCATTCCGGTAGTCAGGGCATCGAGAAGGGCATCGAAATCCTCGTCAACATCAATTCTGACCGGAAGATAACCCGTACTGGTAATAACATGATCTATCTGTGTCTTTAATGCCGCAATTAAAGTATTCTCCGTAGCCATTTTAATTCCCCTCCATTAATCTTGTGTAAAAATGTAAAACGTTATATAACAACTAAGGGCCGATCCTGCTGCACCCGTAGCTGTAAGAACTACCTTGCCCCCACCAACAATGGGAAATGTGTGGTCGGTCATTAGGGTAGTACCTTCTGCTATGGTAGCGTGTGTAAAAACGACTCCCTCGGAATCGTAAACATCCATGGTGAATGTTATCGCTCCACCGGCAAAGTTCGCCATAACCAACTTAACGAGCTTACAAATTCCCTGTCCGTGTCCGGGCGGGAAATCTTTCGTAATCGTTGTGTCGGCTGATGCAAAATCAAAACCTAATTTCATTACGTGCATCTTAATTCCTCCTTAGACTCCACCAATGGGGTCTACCGTTTCATTATCCAAATAATATTCCACCCCATCGGGGTCTAATGCCTTATCAATAAAACATGGAACAGAATAAACAGCCACTGTCCTCATTCCTGTATTCATGGCCGCAAGGTGGGCGTGAAAACCAGACCCAATAGTCATTTTTGCGGGTAAGTAACCACGATAATCGCTATAAATAATTACCTGATCTATGAGATCGTTAACGAGCATGAACACCACAAAATATGGGCGGAGGCCGAAGCCCCCGCCGTTAAATTGTTATTCAAGCTGTAACATGATGTTTGCATCGTCATCTGACGAATTGCAGGCGATCAAAACACCGGCCCTTTGAATACCAGCCGTATAGATGATAAGGGTTCCATTTGTATGGAAACCAACATCACGTTTACTGGCCGTGGTAATCGCAGCATTAGGTGTTACCCAACAAACACCCCTTGTCTGGCCCCAGAAAAAGTAACCTGAAGTTACGAGTATTTCTGGAATGACAACAACGGAAGCGTTGGTGCTAACACTCGCTGGCGCGCCCACATTCATAAATGGGCTTGGGCTGATATCAACAGGCACATTAACCATATCCTCATGGAGAGGGGGATCAATGTAAAACCTGAAGGCTACCGTGGTGAGCCCAATATCATTACCGATTATTCGGTGCTGAAAAATCTCGATACCGGCTGCCGGATAAATCACCATATTGCCATCGGCAAACTCGTCGAGGGTATGGGTATGGGAGTGACCAGGTGTCACATCAACCCAATGTTCACCCTTGGTTCCATTAACAACCGTATCGTCTGATCCTAAGCCGTATGTGGCATTAGAACCAGTCCACGGAGGGGTTGCTAAGTTCGGGCAACCACGTTTTCCAGGGGTTAGGGCTGCTGCTGCGCGAGCATATCGAAAACGTTTCCCATAAGCCTCGTAAATTGTGCCGATAGGATAAATCTGAATCTCACTCTCTTCATTTACTGCTTGATATGGTCTGCCCTTGCAGATACCATCTAAACTCTTATCTCTCATAGCAATTCTCCTTTTAGTTTTGCTCCGCCGGACAGGCGGGCTGAGGGTTAACTAATATTAATCAGCCGCTAAACACTCAATCTCAACGACCTTTGCTTCCTCAACACGGGTTGCCCCGATATCCATTGAAAGATAGACCTGAATGGAATAACTTTTGTCTGCTCGTTCAGTGATTCTTGTTTTCACATCTTGAGCAACACCAAGACCCATTCCACCCTTTGCCCATGCGTATGCAGCCCGGTAGGTTCCATTGGATGCAATCGGAAGCCTATTGGACTTCTTAAACTGGAAACCAACGAATGTGTCGATCTCGCCCTGCACCAGAGCTTTTACCGTGTTGTAATCAGCCGATGTTACCGTGCTATCAGATAAAAGGTTGTCAACGGCGGAAGGAGAAGTAACGATATATCTTGGTTCGTCCTTATCAACGTCGCCTTTTTCTAATAGGAGTTTTGCGGCCCGTAATTTGCCCACGGTCAAAGAAACTGCCCCTGCTGCCACAACATTGGCATCGGGAAATACAACGGATGTTGCACCATCTTCGCCAGCGTAGGATGTTCCGGCAAATGCAGCGATAATTTCATCGTCTTTTGCTCGACCCATGGCCCATGCAGCGTTCATGGCGTACTTACTCTCCGGGTTAATCAACATTCTGTGCTGATCCACTTCGTCAACGAGGTCTGCCCATTCGTAAGGAACGAGTGTGGCCCTGCGTCTGCTGTGTGGGGTGTTAACGAGAGGGGTATCACCGTGTCGGTTGGTCTTTTTAACCGCAGAAGTAGCCCCGATTCTCTCAAAAAACTTATACTTTCCCTGCACATTGGTATCAATCTGTACCGTTCCTTCCAGTACGGAACCCTTCTGCTGAGAAAGCATAATCACGTTGTCGGTGTATTGCTTAACGAAAGCAACTGTGATTTCGATACTCATAATAGTTCTCCGTTTCTGTCAATGTATTGTATTGACAGTGAAAAAGAATCTTGTTTCGGAGAACTACCTGGAATATCCAGATTCCCCTGCGCTTTGCGTATCAGCCGGACCTATCGGCTACCCGGCATACCGAAATGGGTGTGATAACTAATTTCACCCAATTCAGGGTGTGACGATCCTGGATTGCGTCTCTTCGACATCCATGTTCATCGGGTATGCCCTACCCTTACACTTAGGGCAATGTAATGTTTCATTATTTTCAAAAGCAAAAATCTTCCCGCATTTATCACACCGCCATGCTGAATGGAGTTTCCCGCTAACTTCAACTGGAAACATATAATAAAATCCCGGCATGGTATTACTCCTTTTTATAAATCTTATCCCTTTCCTTAAATTGACAATTCATGCAGAGGGTTCTATAACCCTCTGGTAAACCATGTTTTATTAACCATAGGTAGAAATGAAATCCGCCTCGCCCCTTAGAGCCAAGAGACTTTCTATGCTGATGACCACCACCATTAATATGATCTAATGACAAACATCTAATGTCTTCTTCACCACAAAGAACGCAAGACATTTTACCATTGCCATAATAAGTTAATGCCGTAGTTTTTAATTTTATGCGGTACGCCTGATGATATTTACCATGATATTTTATTTTATATTGACGTACCTTGTCTGGATTCTCCCTACACCACTGACGGTTATATTCAACCCTTGTCATTCCTGGCATAATTACACCGCCCGGTAAGCCTGGTCATACCAACCCTGGACTTCGATAACGCGCTCATTATGGCCCGGTTGACCGGCAAATTTCGCATGGTATAGGTCCTTGGGGTCTGCCAAAACTGCGGCGATTTTCGATTTGGCTTCATCCGAGTTCATTCCTACCGTTTCACCCGGTCCACCAAGATAATCGCCCTCTTCAAGATCAGAAGCCATTTTAGCCAGCATCTCAATAAGAACAGGGTTATTCCCAAGCGGATCATCCGCAAAAAACTTCTTGGCTTCTTCACCGCCATATAAATCCCTCGCTCTTTTCGCTAAGGCCATGTTTCGGTCAAACGCCCCACCCCATTTGGTTTTTAGGGCGGTTGTAGCCTCTTCAAACGATCTCTTCCTACCCTGAAACTCGTCCGCGTAGGCTTTTCCGTACCAGTCCAATGCGGTCTGAACCTGCTTAGGGGTAAATCCGGCCTTGTGAGCTTGATTGGCGAAATCGGTCAGTCTTTCCTTGTTCCAATCAATGTATTCAGGATACGGAAGCGTATATTGGTATCCGTCGGCCTTTTCCGGCCTACCAAGTTTGTTAAAAAATGCTTCGATCTCTTCCGGTTTCGCATCTTCCCTGGGAATACGAATCGAGCCCCCGATCATTTTCTGCGATTCCACGTAAGACTTAGCGATTACCGGAAATACTTCGTTGACATCCTTTCCCTTAAAAACATCAAGGGACTTCTCTGCACGTAAATCCTCTGGTAATGCACCCTTCCACGCTGATCCGGCCTGATCTTCTGCTCCGCCCTGATTGCCAGCTACTTCGTCTGCCATAAAACCTCCATTTATTCTTCAAATTCGACATCGGGAACTTCAAATATTTCCGGATGTTTAGATGATTTCAATGCAGATAGAATCTCAAACACCACGGAACGTTGACCTTCCCGAAACGCCGTCTGGTCTGGATCGCCAGGAACATAGGACTGACGATCATAATAAATACTGCGCATATCCTTAAGCACGGCCATACCCGGTTCACTTGAAAACGTTTCAAAATAATACAGAACCCGTTTATATTCTTTATTGTCCGGTTGTTCCTTGCGCCGCACCAATACCTCCCGATGATCCCATGTCCTGCGGACCCGTAACAGATTGACCCATTCCACCCGGAATTGCATTGGGAGGAATGACACCAGCCTTTAATGCCGGGGTTAATTTCCTAATCACTTCCGCAACCATCATGGAATCCTGTTTGCTCTGTCCGGCCTGTCCCTCTGCCGCGCGTTGTTTGCGAATCTCGGCAACGGTGTCAATGTCTTTAAGTAACTTTTTGGGAACACCGCGAACGTCCGTAAGCCAATGAACCATTGCATCAAGGTCTATCCAATCAAAAACCTCTGGTGACATTTGGGCAACCATACCAAGAATCTGTAAAACATCGGTAAGGGCATTAACTTCCTGGCTACGTTGCGCCTTGGCCATTGTACCTTCGTATTCAATATCTATCTCATTCTCATGCCCAAAGAGTTGATCCGGCATCGGCTTAAAAAGACCGGCCCGAAACATAATTCCAAATTGCCTTCTAATTAACGGATTTAAAAATTCCCGTTCTTCCCTTCCAAGGGTGGGTCCCAATATCCTCTGCATGAGCTCATAACGAATATAGGACTCAGCAGCCGTCATTTGCGGACCTTCCTGTAATTGAAGTTGGTCACTATAGAAAACCTGCCGAATAGATTTTTTGAGATCGTCAGCCTTAACCTGTGTCGTATTAAAATCAACCCTGAATTGCATGGCCTCAAAAACAGCATTGGGGCGGACAGTGGTTATTCCACCTGGTTGCATCTTGGGTACGCCTATCACACCGTTATCACTCACCTTGATTGGAGGATTAATCATCTTGGCTAATGCTTTAAGTTCAAGCTCAACTGCCTTATTTAATGTCTTAACATCGGGCATGGCCACAAAACCGGGACCCCGACCATTCTCTTCGCCGGAGGTCTTGCCCCATCTTGGAACAAGGTACGGAAATTCACGATATATCCTGGGGCGTTCGGGCATGGTCTTACCCTCAAGCCCAACGTAATACCCCTGATACAACGTCTCGTTTAATGGAGTGACCATGTGCAGAAAATTAAAATATTGCTCCGGGTTTTTATCCATAGATTTAATAATTTTCTCACCCGCGTTTTTACCCCACCGTTGAAATGCTGCCCTGGCCGTAATTTGTATTTTGCGAATCAGTGTATCAACAACTTCATCAGTATTTTCTTCAATACAATAATCACCTATTGAAATAGTATGAAACCTAAAACCATTAAACGGAACCGTCTCTTCCGAATACATGGCCCCCATTCCAAAACCACCAAGGTCAAGATCGAGTTCGTGTGCCTCTGAATCAAAATTACTTTGATGAAAACCTAAGAATATCTTTCTTGCGCAATCTTCAAGCCACTCCATAACCTCCGTATCTTGCATTAATTCATCATTTCTTATTCTCAGGGAAAACCATTGAAGGTTTGCCGGAGTGATAGCCTGTTTCATTGATGCCGCCAAAAGTTCATTTGCATGAATAGCGGTCGAATCGTATAATTTCGTGGTCTGCTTCGTACCCGTAGTATTCTTGGTTAAAATGTTTGATCGTTTAGGAATAATGTAATCCGCTACGTCTTGCCAAAGTGACCGCCAGTTGGCATCCCTATTGTAAAGCCGTTCATACTTCTTGATTATTGCCTGTGCATCCCATTTCGCCATTGGATAATTCCTTCTATACAATCGTGCAATTTAAATGCAAAAAAACTTATCCACCCAGAAGGGTTTTCTTTACCCCGGACTGATTGGCCCCTAAATACTCTGTCATCGGAGCAGCCCCCGCACCGTATCTCGCTTTCTTTTTCCGGTCTTCTTCTAGTTTAGCCTCTTCGTCAAGTTGCTGTCTCTTTTTAGCGGCCTCTAATGCCTGTGCGGTTCTCTGTCTTTTGGCTTCTTCGTTACCAGCCTTCTTGCCCTGTGCAACCGAAGTGGTTGTCCCAACCAAACTAACAGCAGCACTCGCTAACGTTCCAATTAATACTTCTGACATAACTTTCTCCTTTAAGTGGGGTCGGACAGGCACGTTTATCCTTTCAAATAAATTCGGACATATCCGTTGTTGCCATCTGTTTTCAACCGTATGGTTTCCACCACCGACTCCACACCTATTTAATATTAAGATTCCTTTTAAGCCAATTCTTCGTTGGCTTAACACCACCAATTAGAATTTCTTTTTCTTTCGGCTTAAATTCTTCCTTATCCCTCAATACGACATATTCGTTTTCACATCGGGCATCCATAATTATCGAAATACCGTCAATCTCGCAAAGTAAGTATGCCACTCTTTTATCACGACTCTCTATAAATTCGTTCTGTAATCCAACCTGAATATTTCCGATATGGATAGATGTGATCCTACTATACGGATCATTCGACCTTTCGTGTGATACGAGTGTATTTAAAAAACCCAATGTTTGACCGTTCATTACTTTTTACCCATCAAGGAATGTCTGGATTTTTTCTTGCTCATTCCAGCCTCAGACATTGCAATAGCAATCGCCTGCTTACGGTCTGTAACAACGGGACCACCACTGGAACCCGAATGTAACATTCCATGTTTAAATTTGTGCATCTCTTGTTTAACTCCGGCTTGTCCCTTCTTTACTGGCATTACATTACCCTCTCTTCGTCGAATGGATTCCATTCTGTCAGTTTTGGTTCCGGTGCATAAAGTCTCGGTCTGTCTTCCACGAATGGATCATACACCGTATCGTATCTTTCTGTTCTCGGCCTGTCTTTATTCCCTGTCGGATTAAGAATAAGAGCCAACCCATGAGATAGCGCGTCTCCGGGGTGAGAATAGATATCCTTTACTGGCCTATCACCGATAACACCCGATGGGCTCTTTGGATAATGCCATCCACCACCGAGGGTCTCAATCATAATTTCATCGTCAGAAGAAATAAGAATCTTGGGATTGGTCCCATCTACGGTAGCAATAAAAACTTGCTTTAGGGCCTCCCTTCTTCCCATTTCCCATTTCATTTCACCATCTTCAAAATAAGTTTTAAATTCACTTTCAATGATACCGGCAGCACTCTTGGATGAATCCGATTGATCTGGATCACGCAAATGAAGATCGCCTATATCTCTCCATTCTGTAATTTTAAAATACTTCGTAGCCATTAATGGTTTCACGTAAGCATCAACCAACTGTTTCATTCCAATGTTTTCGCCGCGAAGCGTTTGTAGTACCTGAATTTGTCCAAGTGAGCTTATCTGCACAAAAACACAGGTTGGGTTTTGCCCGCCATCCCAAAAACGAAAACCCAAAACATCCGGCATTGGTTTTAATGGATTTCTGGAAACATGACGTAGCTCAGAAAATTCCGGCACTACATCTTCCCCTATATGAATACTTGCAAATTCCCCCCTAACATATCTGGCTAAAAATTCTGGATTATCTTTATATGCCTCTAAGGTTCTATCTCTCTGACCCTCCGGTAAATGTGGATTCTCACCGTATGGAATCCGTATCACTTCCATATCTGGTTTGGGGTTCAATATAAATTTTCTATGTGTCCAATGTTTTTTACTGGCGGGGTTCATGGTTACAAGGATTTTTGAAATAATTCCTTTCTTCCTGGCCCCACGGCTATAACAAATATCAAAAACCTCTTCCCGTATTCCCACAGAACCAACATCAAAATATGGGGCGGGCTCTTCAATCCAAACAATCGCATATTGCGAGCCCTGTAATCTATTAATATCGGCTAAGTCATCCACCCCAAATAAATCAAACTCAGCACCCGGAATCCTCATTAAATGTCCATCATCATGGAAGGTAGTAACCTCTCCCGCAACTTCCATAATTGAAGGAATGGTATTTGTTTTTATACTCGTAAAACGATCACGAATAATAGCACCGCGTATGGGGGAAGTAACCCCCTGCAAATAATGAAAAATGGCCGCAACCGCACCGAAGGACTTTCCCTCCCCCTGTGGTCCGATCAAGACTATAACGGGTTTGTCGGATAGGGCCATTCTCTGTTGACTTGGGCTTAGAATTATTCGTCTCTCTGACATATTATGTAAATCGGGGGACCAGGTTGATCCCTGTCCTGCGTCCAGTTAGGTTGACTCCGGCAGCTAACCATCCTGGCCAACCAAGGCCCTCGTTGCCCCCGAATCCTTATTTCTCTGTATCAATCTTGGCCTGAAGTAAAGCATTCTGATTGGTTAATTCATCCCAACTTGGAATGGGTACTTCTCCCTCAACCCTTCCCACCGAAGAATAAATCTGAAACGCTATACCTAATAGCCCATTAATAAGGGCCAATGTTTCTGCTACGCCCATCTTATACTACCTCCTTATGGTTTAATCGCTCCTAATTGAATAAGTAAATTAAGTACGTTCGTCACCTGGGCCTGAACCTGAGAATAAACAAGTTCCGGGGTAATGGGTTTTGTCTTACCGATAACAATAACCGATGCCAGGGCTTTATTAGCCACATCAAAGGCGGGAACTATCTCTGATTTCCACCGAGGGAGAAGTTCTGGCTTGGTTGCTATAAAAGCCCTTCCCTGGTCGAAAGCATTGGTAAGTTGACCCTGAAGATCGCTAATGACAATGCGAGCCTTCTCGTCGGGGGTCAAAACATTCCATTTTGCCTGAATCCCTGCACAAGCAACCAGGCTCAAAATCAATAATACTGGAATAGTAAATTTTAAAAATCTCATTACTTACCTCCTGTGACCCCAATAGGCGGGGGCGTTTGTTTGATATACATAAAAAAACTGATGATCGTCGGAATCAAACAGATCATCCCTAATTCCAATAGGGTAGTCTTTCCCGGAACGATAGCCGTTGTTCCAAGGCCTGTGATAACCCCTGTTGCAATCGCACTAATAAGACCCTGTAGCCATGCACTCCAATTCACTTAAATCACCCCCTTAATTATTTAATTTTAAAAAGGTATGCCTTCCGATTCTTGCGGTTACTTTCTTTTCATCAAACCAACCCGGAAGGGTCCCGCCCCTTATTCTTTTTGTGATTTCTTCATTCAAATAATGGGTTGCCCCTTTGGTTGGATCGGGAACTAATTTAAAAAATGCGGCTGAGGCAGCCTTGCAGCTTTCCATGAGGACCTCGTTTGGAATGGTGTCAATATTGAGTCGTGTGGGGGATTCAGTATTCCAACATGAAAATTGATAACCCCTAAGAACGGTATCAATAATGGAACCACCCCGGTTCATAACGACATAAGCAATTCCAAGTTTTCCTTCAAACGGTTCACCGCCAGCCTCTTGAACAACCGTAAAGACTAAAAAATAAATTTCATCCCTGAAGTCCATAGTCAGTCACTTAACACTATCGGAACATTGCCCCGCGGTATTGCAGGATATATGGATGGTTTGGTAGTGATATGTGGCAAAAAACAAAAGAATAATGATAAATCCAATAAATACTAAATATTTAACCATAGACTTCTTCTTTAATTTCCAGTAATGGAGAAATATAAAGTAACTCTGGGCTCACAAATGCATGATCTATTCTTTCCTGAAGTTCCCTTGGAGCTTTTAGATATGCTGCAAAAACGAGTTCCGAACAGAACCATTTGTTTTCGTTCTGCACATCCTTGTCAATGAGAAAATCAGAAAGTCCAAAATAGTCATATCCTTTACCAATCGCTGAAAAGCAAAAATCGAGAACATTTTTTAACTCTTCGGGCCAAAGGAAAAACCTGAGTTTCAGGGAAAGGATCGCGTACTTAATCCATTCTTCTGGATAGACATCTCTGCAAATAACAAAAGGGGAATCCGCCGAAATCACTTCTATCCCACTGGTTTGAAATGGTTTCCTGTTGGTATCCACCCTGGTTATGATCTGCACATGGCTCAACTTTGAATGGGTAATGGACCTAATCACACCCGAAATGGGGGATTGCCCTGTGGTAAAAAACAAATCACCAGGTTCAATCACCAGCTACCTCAGCATCTACTACAGCTTCGACCGCTTCAAGGGTCTCTTTCTTTCCATCCCCGAAGACAAAGATCACGGATCGACGCTCCACTTCGAGCTCAGTCTTTTTGGGGAACAGGGTAGGAAGAACCCGGTAGCAAAATTCAAGGAAGCGTTTATCAGCAATGGCGGCCCTTTCTCGCGATTCCTTTGTTTTCCCCTGTTTCTTTTCCTCGATCAATCGAACGAGTCTGGGGAGCCCCCCTGCCATCAGGAACGCCCGGAAGTATGATTCCTTTACATCCGCAGACTTAGAGACCAGCTCCCCGGTCTTACCCGAACGAACCTTAGCAAGTTTATCCTTTTTCTCGTCCGGGACCCGGATGGGGGTTTCTTCTTTGATTTTAGGTACATTGGTCATAAGGATAGGTCTGCGTCCACAAACTCTTTATAACATTCCTTACAAAGAACGGTATCCACTACATCATCGTCTAACATTACCCGACAACCCTTGAGATCGCAGATACCACATTTAGTGTCTTCCTCGTCAATGTAGCCACGCTCAACGGCCTTTTTAACCGACAGGATGCCGTATCCGCATATTGTCTTCACACTTTTAGGAGAAATAAGCCTATTTTTTGATTTTCTTGCGAATCCTGTTGATACGTTTTTGGAGGGCATTAGTTGTAATATTAAGTAGTTGGCAGATTTCCTTGCGTGAATATCCTGTGGACAAAAGTGAGCCCACTGCAATTTCTCCTGGGCTTAACTGAGAATATGACCGCCTTAACCGTTCCCTGGCCTCGTCCGTCTTCAAAATGGTTGGCCAGGGTTTCCCGTATGTGGGGTCCCCGATTGTAAGCTCCTGTAGGTATTTCCAGTCCTGACTTGCATATTCCTCCGCCTCTTCGCACAACTCGGTACATGAGTTTTTCTTTAAACATTCGTTACATAGCATGACAGTAATTTATCCTTTCGTGTAAATTTGGGTTAAATTTTTTCTGGCATATCAGTGCAATGCCGGATCCTGTGGCAAATTGCACACAAGAGAATACACTTGTCCAATTCTAATGCGATTACCGGAAATGGTACTCCACGATTAATAAGTTTCTGTATTTTCTTACTGCTACCCGGTATAACGTGGTGAAAATCAAAAGCAATCTGAGGTTCGGTTAGTCCACAATCAACACATTTTCCACCAAGATATTGAATTGCCCTTTTTCTTATAATAAAATTTGGCAGACTATCGGGATATCTCTTGGAACTGGCATTACGGGAAAATCCACCGTGTGATATTGAATACTTATAATTATAATCTTTTTTATATCCGGGATGTCTTACCTCCCAGGCTCGATTTCGTGCATAAATTTCTTCCCGGTGATTCCCTATATATACCGCCTGAACCTCTTGAATATGCTGCTTATTATCTTCCCAGTACCTATGTCTGCGTTCTTTTTCGTCAGCCATTATTTTTTGTTCTATTTTCCGGGACAAGAATTTCACGTAAGCCATTGTATTTTAAAAAATTTGCCGACCCTTAGATCGCCACGCCTCCGTCGCCAAGATTTTGGGGTATCCCCCCTCGAAACCGGTAAGGAATCCATTTTTTCGCTGGTACACTTGATTGCAGACCAAGTGCACTGACCAATGATATCAATGGGTTAGCTTGTGAGTTAGATAAATAGTTAGACAATGATATCCAATCCATGTATTTCCTACTATTCCCATGGGAATTGTATTAATAGTATGCGTTCACGTTAACGCAATCCGCAGCACTACACCTTGTTTGCGACACATATTTACGACATACACTACATCTTGTGGTTTGGTACATTGTGCACCATATCACAAGCGTGGCGCACTGGTATTCGTTCGTTGAATCAATCCGCATTATAGATTGACTTAGATTATTCATACTCATTCTCAATGGTTTGATCTTGACTTAAGCTCCCTGCAGTACACACGTAAGGGAGCGATAAAAGACTTGGGTTATTTGTTTTGTTTTTCATTGGTTTTATTAGTAGGTATGTTTTAATTCACTTAACTCTTAAAACTTATGCCAAGTTGGCACTACCTTATTGGGGTCCAGTCACCCGATAGTAATTGCGCCTTGTTACTTGACCATACTGGTTAGATATGGCCTTGGTCTCGATTTGGATAAACCCGCCCGCAGCCAACTGTCTCAATGCCCTTTGGGTAGTCCGGTATGACAATCCCGTATTATTGGCTATTGTCTTAATCCATAGCTTACCAGTGTCGATATACTTCCAAAACAAGAGATATTGGTAAACTAACTTAGAATGTGATTTTAGATGCTTGGATTGCATTACACAAACTGGTAATTTATAATAGAATACGTTCTTCATATTCATATTATAACACATTTAAATAGATTTTTTACGGGTATTTTATATAATTAGGTAAGGGTAAGACAAGGGGTAGGCAATAAAAAGGGGTTTAAACCCCATTGGAAGCGATTTAAACCCCATACATGAGGGATGCGGAACTCAGTTTGAGCTAACTGCGGTCACTTCATATCCCAATTCAAACCAATTTCGAGCTATTTCAGCGCTGCGGGTATCAAACAGCCAGTTCGCTCCGTCTTCTGTTTTGGTATGTATGCTGTAAATTATCATCTTTTATCACCACCTTTATATAAACGTGTAAATTACGGATAAAACTAATCAACGCGGCCCACTCCAACACTCAAAACATGGTTCGATTCGATTGCCATAAACCATTGCCTAGATTTCCCGTTTAGGGACAACCTAAGCATCCGATGATCTCCGTTCGTATGGCGTACGGTTCCCCTTACCAATTCGGGATAGCCCAAATTAAACCCGTATTCAGTAGCGTAATGATGGGGTTGAAGTTCCTTATTTCGATTTCTGAGAAATTCGACAGGAGCTAATCTCTGCTTTTCTGGTTTGTCTTCGTATAATTTGGTTTCATTATTCCATATACGAATATATTTGGTTTCTTTTTCCATTCCCTTTTGAATACTGCTTTTTATCGGTTTGCTATCGACTGGAATAAAAAACCATTCACCTTGTCTTAGGTAGTCGATACCTTCGACTTTGTTTAGGCATATGGTTGGTTTAAGGGAATCAAACGCTTGTTCGATTTTCCATGCAGGTTCTGGCAATTCGCTTGCAAAATAGTTGTTGTTATCCATTGAAGCTAAATAGCACTTTCCGTTGTCAGGGTTAGCCATGACTAAGGATGCGGGCCTTCGTTCTTCGATAGTTTTAACCTCACCATCTTTGTCTTTATATTCCCTTGTTTCCCAAACCTCTTTAGCCTGATCTATGATCTTTACAGTTCCATGATCAAGGCGAAGACTTCGAAGGATGCTGAATGGGATTAGAAAATTGGCATGGCGGGAGCATATAGATTGATGATGCGATGTTGTCATACTGTAATGGTCAGCGTTCATCAAAAAACCATCCGGTCTCCTGACCAATAAGGGGAAGTGATACCCAAAGTCATAAAGAATATTCCCCTCAATAAACATGCGACACGCTTTTCCCTTTGTGGCTCCCTTAACAAACTTCTCAATTATCTTGCCATTGCTCATACTCATGGTTTTTGACCCCCTATTTTGTTATTTGGAGTTTAGAAAAAAACTTAAAACAATATTTGCAATATCTTTTTCTATTGCCATGTATATTTATTGCACTCTTAATTGCCTTGTTACCACATGAACAAAAACAACATTTAACTCCCCTTATCAAATATAGGTATTTCATACTTACCCCTCTGTTTTATTTAATCTTTTAATAACCTCTTCTGCACCACACCTATAAAGACATACACAAACCAATTCGTTTCGTTCGTAAACCGCAAATGTCGGTTTAGTGGTGTTGTAAAAATGGTCAAGTGTGAAACGTCCGATTGTTACGGGTAACTTAGGTCGTTTGTGTTTAAGCGTTTTTATGGATGTGAAAGTTATCATTCTACCACTCCTATAATATACGGTATCTCTCTCTCTGTTGGCTGATACCTATCAGGGTTAATCCAAATCCGGGTATTGCAAGCATCCATAATCTCTTTATCCATGCGTGTCTGAATCGCTAACCACTCCTCATGTGTGATGGTAAATACTTCCGTTTGCTCCACTTCGTTTATATCTTCCGGTTCGATGGAGCCATACTTATTGATATTTTGAAAAAGATTGGTTTCAATATTCATAGGGCTAATTCCTTTCCATGGCATAATCCCGCTTCGATCAACGCTGTAGCTATACGGCCATAATGACCCTGTAATACCCATACTGCCCCATCGTTTATTAACTCTTGAAAAAGGATAACGATCTCCTCTTGGTTTAACTCCCCATCTTCATACAGCATAATTTTAGTTACGTTTATCATTTAATCTACACTTATGACTATCAGGGTTAACCTGAATTAATTTTTTACATCCCAATTTGATACAGACCAACACATTAATTTTAGGTTTACTCTTGCGCTTATTACAAATTAAATACTGACTACCGATGACGTACTCTGTAATGTTATTCATTTGTGTTTGCATTTTTATATATCCTATCTATTCGGATAAATTAAGGTTAAAAAAATAATTAGTCTTTTTGCAACTTTTCTAAAACCTGACTTAAACTAAAATGTTGTTCGCAAACCGGACAAATAATTTCAATATTACCATCTGAAAACATTTTGATATAAATCTTATTTTCTGAACAGTCACATTGAAAAGTAATCGGTTCATTCATTTTATATATCCCTTCCTTTCCATGCACTTCTTAGCGATAACATATTGAGTAATAGAGAGAGTCCATGCTCCACGGTTACATGATTGATAGTCTTTTTGAAATTGCTCTTGTTCGATGGGCTGCCCATCTTGTCTAACCCACCCCTTATTACTCATACAGCCACCCAGGAATAACCCCACCATAATAATGACTAACATTTTTTTCATTTTCTTGACCTCCATTTTAAATTTTGTGTTCATACTATTAATAAGCACGGAAGAATCATGCCAAGTTTTTTGTTACAATCGTAAAAATTATCCATTCGTATAATATAATTGAGAAAAATATTTATGGCATACCTTTTGATTTCACAATTAGATTAGAATTTTCTAATCAGATATGTATGCCAAAATCATGCCAAACCATTGACAAATAAAATTGGATGTTGCATATATATAATATGCGAATCATAGCTTGGATATTCATTGTCTGTTTTGGATTCGGTCTGATCTTGCTTTACGGAGAGCTATTGACGGCAGGGTTTAAATGGTTCAATTCATATCGGAATGGTAGGAAATCGGTCGGGAAGTAATCATATCGAAAAGGTAGGATTTACGCATTGGGTACACGCTCATACGTACGTGCGCCCGCTTTCACTGGGATTTCAACTTTCACTGGGATTACGTTTTTCAGCAGTTGGTGAAAACTCAACATAGTCCGGTTTTGTTCGGCAAATATACCTGATCGCTCGCTTGGCCCCAGGCGATAACTCCCTAAATCTTTGAAGCTGCGTAATAGACCAATGCTCAGATCGGCGCACTTTCACTGTTATCGGGGGCTCGTATTGCAAATGGTGTTTCTGCCATATTGGTCGTTTCTGTTTTTTCATGTATTCTGCTCATTTCCCAATGTTCATCACAATAATAATGGATTTCTTTATTTGGTCCCGTAATAAACATAGTGGCTGGCGAGCTGCACCCCCACATCTCGCACCGTCTTGGCTGACCATCGAAATCAACGGGCTCACCGCGTGCCGTAGCCTTTTTCTTGGTTGGCTTTTTTGTTCGTTGCTTTTCTACCGGCTTCATCTCCGGCCACAACCACATTTGATTCTTGCGTTCAAGGTCTATTAACTTCCTGATTTCTAAATATTTATTCATTGGATGCGAACCCCCTCCAGGTCCTACTCATATATTCTCCAAATTTATCGTATCGTTCTTGTTTCTTGATTCTCGCTTTCAACTCATAGCTACGAACTATGGTTTTCTCGAACTTGTGTTCGATACCCCTGGTCCCAATGAGTCGTAAATTCATATTAGCCAATGGCTGCATTAGATACCTCCTTATGCCAATCCCCCATTATCTATGCCAACGATACATGGGCAACATAAATTTAGTACCGTGAATTTCAATGTGATCCAATGTCCAAATAATTTCGCGTGACGGTAAATACCATTCACCCTGCATAATGTAGTATTGAAATCTTTCATGGATCACTTTTTCCACCTCATAACTGCCGGGCCATATACCCAATGTTTTGATCGGCCAGGGTAGATGCTTTTCAAATTCAGATATTCTTTTTGACGCATCCTTGGCGCACCCTATCTTGATTGGTCCATTAGGTATTTCTATTTGAAAGGCATAAATCATTTAATATCTCCCTCCCATGGGATACTCCAATCCGATTCGGGTTTAAAATTACATCCCTGGACGATCTTAAATTCCCTGCTCAATCTATTGGGGTTTGTTTCACTGGCCCAATTTTTACATTTAACTATTTTTATCTTTCCGTGATCCATTGCCATGTAGAGCCTGGGCTTTTCCAGGGTTCCCTCTCCACCTTTGGCAACATCCCGGCTTGTTGGTTTTTGGAGAGCAATGAGACACATCCCGGTATTTAATTTGCGGAAGATTTCATTGATCCAGCCGCCCACCCGCCAGAAATCTTCGTGGATTTCCATAAAATCAATGATATTGATTTCATCCGGTCTGATAGCATCGGCGTAATCACCAGATAGCGGTATCCAGTTTATTTTGAGCCATTCACTAAAATCTATGTCGAACTTGCCCAACCTGAGCTGCAGTTCATCCTCCCCCATCTCCGAGGAGAAGTAATTTACTTTGAATATATTTCTATTAAGCATGGCGAAGTTCATACAGAAGGCGGACTTCCCTACATCCGGGCTCCCGGCGATCACCACAATGTTTTTGGAATAGCAATGGTATAGGTTCTGAATATCGAATGGCCACAGGAGATCGAGTGGTTTTTTCCTTGGCTTGGTCAGGTCCATCATTGGAAAATCGGTTTCGATTCGCCTGAAATAACCATTCTTATTGCGGTGTCGCTCCAAGACACCCTTTTCTGTCAGTTGATGCGTAACCTGGCGAATTAAGTCTTTTTCTTTCTTATTCACAGCAATTAACGCCTTTTCACAATCAAAAAGAGAAAAATATCCATTTGTTGAATTAATCCAGGCTCTTATATCTTCCGATAATACACCAGTTCTTGTCGTATCCCTTTTGAGAGCAGATTGGATTTTTGCTTCAAGCTCTTTGGCCGGGAATGGTGGTTCGCATTGGTTCGCGAAGATCATCAGGTGTTCCCGGACCTCCTCCACGGAGGCCCCGCCCCGGAATAGCCGGTTGGCCAGGTGGAAGAGCCTTTCGTCCCTCTGACCCTCTGGGATAAACGTTTCACCCCCACTAATTGTTGCGTTTGGAATTTTGGGCTGATACGAAACACCAGCATTTTTTATATATTGCAGGTATTTTGTCGGTAATTCCGGGGGCTCGACCTCGAAGATGCTTTGGCCAGGAAGCCATTCATAGGCTACCACGTAGCCGCCCTCACCCCGAAAATCACACCCAGGGACCACACCTGTATTATTAGGGTACACTCCTGCTTGTGGATACCCAAAATACAGATGGAGGCCCCTGGATGTCTTGGAGGTAGGGATAATTGCGGGATCGGGGAGTAACCCCCATATTTCTTGTGTGTTTGGGTCGTCAATGTCAATTACACAGATACCGGAGATTTTCCCGGTTACGATTCCAACCAGCGCGTCCGGCCACTTAGCCCACCATTTGGTGATTTCATGTTCAAGTGATCTACGCTCTTGAAATTCGGCCCATAGAATGTAAGGGACCTTTGAACCATCCGGTTTTACCGGAATGACCGAAAAGCCACGTTTCCAGTATTGCATGGCCAGGTCCCGCATTTGAGTGGTTTTTTCACGCATTATAATATTCTCCAAGGTCTTTTAAGACCCTTCTATCATTCTTAATATGCCTCAACGCCAGGTCAATAATCCGCGCTACCGTTGGTATCGTAACACCGTACATCTCTTTGATTTCATGTAGGGTTAATTCCCGATTCAACCGTAGCATGCAGTTGAAAAAACTTCTTGACACGGGTGTTTCGTTCGGGATAAGATGATTGAGTTGTCCATTAAAGTGATTCGAGGGATGCTCGAATACATCCTCAAAAAACACATGATGTTTACATTTGGTATTCTGGCATGAGTTTACAGCACTTATATCTGAACCTACGTTTATTTTAGTCGAATGAGCATTTTTTTCTTGACAAGATAATGCAATTGTTTTATTATTCAAATGAGACCCCCAAGTGGTTTTAAAGCGTCAAGAGCATGATAACACACTTGTGTATTTTTTTCAACCCCTTGCTGCACAAATGTATAAAGGGAGGGAATATTAAATGAAACGAATGAGAGATTCAGTCGGTAGACCATCAATGGAACACAGGATTTCTTACCCAGAGATCGCAGAAAGAATACAGGGGCTTATGTCGAAACGGGGGCTCAGCCGCCGGGATATGGTTCGTGCATTGGGTTGTACCGATGCGACATTCGGCAATTATTATAATGGCTGGCGTTGGCCCGGTAAATATGCCGGTAAAATAGCGGATATGTTAGGAATCACCGTGGATTACCTGCTGTATGGTAAGGGCGCGGCCCCCAATATTATAGAGGTTATTAAGAGTCCCCTCGATTCGCATGAGATCGAAACGCTCCAATACCTTCTAGATAAACTCCGATCCACCCCATGATCTAATCCTTATTTTTTTACCCTCAGATTACCCAATCGTAAAAAGGTAGTGAATTTAATTATTCAATCAGGCATAATCTTTTTGATGATAATACTTCAAGAATCCGCCGAAATTCTTTATGGCCAATTAAAAGATGAACTTCATCTTTACGGTATGACCGAACTTACAAAAATACTGATAAGTGAGGTTCCGGTTAAATTGGTTCCCGAATATTTGGGTCTTTTAACGATTCTTGAATGGACATCAAAACACATTCCCGTACAAGAGGAGAAATAACATGGCTGGTCCAAACATGGAAAAATTATTTATACGGAAGCAGGAACTTATTGAAAAAATCTCTGGTGAGAAGAACCTTGGGATTCAATTCAGTAATGCGCTCAATAACGCCGTAGCCGTATGGTCAGTATTGGAAGCACATGGACTCTGCAATGAAGATGAAGCTACTAAAGCGGCAAAAGACCTTATAGCATGGGTAAGGTTCTTCTTAACATTAAAGGATGAAGTGAGACCCGAAGAATCAGGCATCGGCGCGCCCGGCGAGGTGATGAATCAATTTAAAGAGGGTTTTAAGCAGGGTGTGGGTATGACGGCAGAACAGGCCGTAAAGGAAACGGAAAGGATTTTTACCCCGGAAGGTCCAAAACCAGAAGTTCCATTATGTTCCGAGCCCCAGACCAAAAAGATTTGGGTGGAGCTGCATCGTCTCGGATATAAGGACGAGGATCATTTAGGTGTAATCATAAAAATATTGGGGTTGTCAAGTCTTCGGTCTATAAAAGACCTTCTTAAAATTGAGGCATCCAGGGTTATCGAGAAATTAATAAAGACGGAGGCGAAGAAATGAGTAAAAAGAAAACCCCTTACGATTACCTGATGGATGATTTTGTTGAATACGTCAACAAGGTACGAAATGCAGAAAACCATGAGATGTGGTTATATTCAAAAAAAGATTTGGATAGGGCGGTTGGATGGGACCTAAGGGCCCTATGGGAAAGGGTTTCCTCTGCGGAGGTTTGTGGATTCGAAACAATTCTAAAAGCAACGGAAGCTGGCATCCATGTATATTTCAGGAAACAGTCTCCGCCAAGGCCATGGAGGGTATACTAATGATCTTAACTAATAAATTTAATTTACCACCCGTAATTATCGGAGCCATTGGCCCATCATGGCCCCCGGCTATTGGTAGGGTAGCGGTAACGGCCCTGATCGACAGCCCATTAATCCGGTATCTCAAAATAAAATATTGGGATGAATTAACCGAAGATGCCAGTGATCGGTTATGGGCATTGCTCGGCACGGCTGCTCATACTGTTGTTCAGCGCGGTAGGCCCCACGATGCGAAGGCCGAGCAATACATGAAGATGACCGTTAATGGGATGGATGTTACCGGTAGATCGGACTTGATAATCGGAAATGAGCTAATTGATCTCAAGGTGACATCAGTCTATTCATTTTTACTCGGAGAAAAAGAAACATGGGTGAAGCAACTAAATGTTTATAATTACCTGGCTTATTTTTACGGGATGAAGGTTGAATGTGCCAAAATATACGGTATACTCCGAGATTGGTCCGAGATGAAACAATACGGAAATCCCGATTATCCACTCATACCGTTCTTTGAACAGGAAATCAAACTATGGTCGTTGGATCATACACAAAAATATATTGAGGCTATGGTTTCCTTGCATAAGGCGGCGGATTTATGGTTGACACAGGAAAATGTGAATGACCATGGATTACCATCTATGTTATATTGCACCGCCGCTGACCGTTGGCTGCGCCCTACTACATACGCCGTAATGAAAGGTAAGAACGTGAAGGCGACCAGGGTCCTCGATACATTCGATGAAGCGAATCAATGGATGATTGATAACGGAAAAACCGAGAAGGAATTTTATATAGCCGAGCGTCCCGGCCAGGCGGTACGATGCGAGAGGTATTGTGTTTGTAAACCAGTATGTCCAATGATGCAAAGGGAGGTAAAAGAATGATACCAGATGAACCCTATACGATTAGGATTACTAATCCGAACGGAGATAGAATCGGCCTTACCCTTCCCTGGGATGCAGATATCGAAGGATGGATCGAGAAATTAAGGGTAATTTTAACCTGGGCTACATTTGATCCAGAAACAATAAGAGAATATTTGAAGGAGGAAGAATGAAAATTAAACGATCACAATTATTTCGGATTCAGGAAGTTATTCAGGGGTTGGGTAAATCGAACACATTTAAATTCGGTTATGCCTGTGCCAAGAATCTGCGTCTCGTAAAGCGCGAAATCGAAGATATGCAGAAGGCCCTTGAGCCCGACGAACAGGTCGGGGAGTTTGAGAAGGAACGCATACTTCTGTGTCAAAAATTCTCCAAAAAAGAGGGTGAGAACCCCATTATTACCGGCAATAGGTTTGAGATTGACGAAACAAAAATGGATGAATTTAATGCCGAGATCAGGGAATTAAGGGGGAAATATAAGGAAACCCTAATGCTTAACGATCAAAAGATGGAAGCCTATAATAAAGCATTAAGGGAAGAAATTGATATCAATTTCCATCTCGTCAAACTTGAGGACGTACCCCCGGAAATGAAACCGGATGAATTAGAAGTCATACTTGATTGGATTATTCCAAGCGAGACACAATTACCATCATAGGGGTGATTGACTTTTTTATACAAATATGTTATATTTAAATCTGAATGAAGCTGCACAGTATATCAAAAAACCCCGGTCATGGCTTTATAAACGTGCCTCCGAGTTTGGTGTAAAATGGGGTCGTTGTTGGCTGTTTACCCAGGAGTGGTTTGATGTCCGTATGGAAATACAAAGATCATTGGTATTGTCAGGTAATGCACCTGGGGAAATACTACCGGGGCGGCAAGGGATACGACAAAAAAGAAGAAGCCATGGAAGCCCAAGCCCAGATCAAATACAAGTTAAAAATAACAAGGACATTATCGAAAACCCACGTTACTTCTCAAGACAACTCGTTCGAGCCACTATGGAAAAGGTATCTAATTCATTGTGAAGCCTATAATTCTAAGGCATGGTTTGATGCAAAAAGATACATCGGTTCCAAATACTTTCGGAAATGGTTTAACGAAGATATTACCCAGATTATGCCTGCTGATATTGAAGCGCATTTGGTGGAACGTAAGGGTTTGTCTGCTCGGTCTGCAAATCTGGATTTTGAAATCCTCCGTAATTTTTATAGGTGGTGTGTGGAAATGGGGTTCTTGGATAAATCACCAATGTTATATCTCAGAAAATTTCCTCTTGCTAAAAAAATTCGAGTTATCCCGACAAGAGAAGATGTTGAAACTCTTATCTCTACTAACAAAGGAACAGATAGGTTGCTTATACTCTTACTTGTTTATACGATGGGACGAATCTCGGAGATCAGGGGGTTACAATGGAAAGACGTAGACCTGAACAAAAAAGTGCTTTATCTGAGAACCAGAAAGACAGGGGACGGCAGCGAGTCGATAAGGGAAATTCCGATCAATGGAACACTATTGCAATACTTCCTATCCAATCCGGTAAACCAGACCGAAGGGTTTGTCTTGTCTTCCAATGCAAACGGGGGTCCGTACAAAGACTTACGAAAGAAGTTAAAAAAATGCTTGGAAATGGCCGGTATCCAGACATTCGGTTTCCATGCATTTAGACATTACGGAATCAGCCGATTGATTGAAGCTGGCGTGGACCCGGCCACTGTTCGCGATATCGCCGGTCACGCAACCCTGGAAATGACGAGTCATTATTCTCATTCATCTACGGAAAACAAACGAAGGGCCATGGAGATGATGTGAACGGAGAAGGAAGTTCCAAAGAAGAATACATGGCAGACCTAGAACAGAGAATTATTGATACGGAACTTGAATGTGTGAATCTTAGGCGCATGGTCGAGCGTATCGGTAAGGAAAAACGAACTTGTGCGGTCCCGGAAAAGACCGGATGGGTAATGTATCTACTGGTATTACTGGTGATGATTGATATGGGGTTGGCCCTGATTGCACTTATAAAATGAGGCAATAAATATGTCAGATAAATATGCCGAAGCAATGATTGAATTAAATGACTTTCTTAATCGAATTATGGAAGAAGGTATATTAGACAAAACAGATATTATCAATGAGGTTGAGAACGTTTGGCATCAGTAATTAGTTAGATAATATTCGATAAAAGATCGGAGAATGGTGGAAAATGACAGGTAAATATGATAATTTAGAACTTATGGTTCTGTTTGGTGGGTGTGAACTATTAACCCTTCATCCCAATGATTATAATAACCTAGATGCGTTACTTGAGCATCTTCGTATTATTTTTACGGCATGGGATTTTAAATAAAGTTGGTTCGGGACCAAGAGGTCGGGAGTTCAAATCTCCTCTCCCCGATTATAACTCATTGAATTTAGTGATTTTTTTTAATTTTAATTTATCTGAATGCGTAAAATGGTGTATCAAACGTATATTAGATAATTTAGTTAGATAAAATAGGCCAATGGTGGCGAGTAGGAACAACTTGTCAGGGTAGTAGAGTAGTATACAAAGCGGAGCAGGGTGGGGAATCCTGCCCATTGGCCGTCAAGGAGGATGAGATGGATGAGAAAGAAAGGGATGAGAAGGAGTTTGAAAAATTCATGAGAGAAAAGTATCCCCTTTTCTATACTTATCCATATAATCATTATTATGAAATTATGGAACATATCACATTAATGAAAGAATCTTTTCTTGCCTCCCGTAGATTGCTGAGGGAACAATTAGGGAAATGGCATGATGTAGAAGAATTTTATAAGGAGGAGGAATGAGGGAGAAGGAGTTTAGCATTGGTGATTTAGTAGAGACTGGTGTTTATATCTTTGGTGAGAGGATACCAATGAGTAAGGGAAGAATAACCTCAATTCATTCCGGTTACTGCAAGGTAGATATTATGTCTCTTCATGGAGGAGCACCCTGGATAGTTGATGAAAATATTTGGAGTCTAAAGAAGGTCGTAGAACACTGAGGGAGAAGGAGGGGAAGGATGGAGGAGATAAAAGAGATTAAGAAGAGATTAGCCTTTGAATGCCACACCGTTGAATACCATATAGAGGCAATTGGTGATACCCCTATCATAAATTGGGGACAAGCACTGCAAGATATTAACCATCTTCTCTCCCACCTCAAACAGTGGGAGCAGTTGATTGAGGAATATAAAACTTCTCTTTCTGCAGCAAGGGTGAAAGAGTTGGAGGAAAAGCTTAATGGAATAAATGGGGTATTAGGCGAACATGCAATAGAAATGACTATTATTAAGCTAAGGGCAAGAATCAAGGAGTTGGAGGAGGCCCGAACATTAGAGGCACAAAGAGGAGATTATTGGATTGAAAAATATAAGAAGTTGGAAGGGGGAGATTGAGACGATCATAAAGCAATATCCCCTGGGAATGGACTTTAGAATTATGGAACTGGAACTTAATAAACTGGTGGGGAAGGATTGATTTATGCGGTACTCACCGGAAACTTCTTTCTATAGGTTCTTTTTATGGTCCCATTAATATCATATTTTGCCTTATTTTTGTTTTTAGGTTTTATCTTTCGACTCGCCACTATATAATCTCCGATAGAATCCCCAATTACGGTTGATACCATAATCGCAATATTCCAATCCGAAAGTTTTCCAATGATAAAAAGAATGGACCATCCGGCGATCCCGGTAGCCAGGGAATACTTAACGGCTCTCTGCGGCTTGCGCGAGATAATGCTGACGTTGACCCAATTAGCCAGGACGGAATGTATGATTTCCAGGAAGAAACATAGGATACAATAGAGGATGGTCATGGTTTTTCATGTTCTAAGGTATCTGTGGCACTCACACGTACACGCTTCATACCCATTCTCATGGTGGTCTTTCATGCAATTTTCGCAGAACGATACCGTTTTTTTACATTCTGGTTGCATACACGAATGAAGATCATCCCATATAGCGTATTCATTTCCATCTTTTGATGGTTTAAAATTATCACATGGTTGATGTCCTACGGTAAACCTTTTCATGCGTGTCCGATCTTTGATTCTTGCGCTGCCACGTGAAGAATTAATAGGTTAATTGTTTTGGTCAGGGTTTGTATGGCCTGAGCCAGTTCAATGAAAGACTCGGCCATATTAATTAATAATTTATCCCGTTCTTCAGGTGATAGATTTTGGGTAGTCATTACCAATTCCATTCGTCAAGTCGATCCGATAACGGTGTATCTTCCCGATCCGTGATCTCAGTTACCCGAAGGATGGGCCATTGATTTCCGGTAAATGTAAGGGTTGCTATCGAAAAACCCAAGAAACTCCAATAGGCTTCCCCCTCTTTTGGACATCTAACCTCCCCCGTTTCTTCCACCAACCATTTTCTCATTATTTTTCTCCCCTAAAATGGTATGTCGTCTTTTTTGCTTTCCCTGTATAGAATCAATCCCAGGATCGCGTAAACCGCCATGTCTCTAAAAACATCCTCTACCGATTCATCCTTAACTTCATATTGTTCTTTTTTCACAAAGGTTTTTAATCGAGAATACTTATCGGATAGGCGGATAGCAACCCCCTTCCATGCCGGAATCCCCATATCCTCCGTTTCCTTGAGATTGGATAACGGATCATTCCCGGCGTAATCCTGATTCTTCTTTGAATGAAGCTCTTTGAGTTCATCGAGAATCTTGTAAAAGTCCGGGTGTCCATGGAATTTGGGTTTAGTTATTTCTTTATCCTTCATAAATTCGGGGACCAATGATAAATACGGGGGATTAACGTTTTTCGATTCTTCTTTTTCCTCAACCTCATATCTACATTCAAAACAGGATGTTTCAAGACAATTAAAATCGGCTGGTGCTATACAGGTTTTCATTTCACATCTCCATTTTGTTGAATTTTTTCGTCCTCGTAAGGAGCAACAACCTGTCTGTAAAATTCTTTTCCAACCGAATCAAGGATGCCCAATAAGATTGCAAAGGCCACAAAGTGATTGGTATTCATATCCATAAATAATTTATAAATACAATATGTAATTACCCCTGGCCTATCTTGCGTTGGGGTACACATAACCTTATCAAATAAATCAGATAACGGTTCTTCAACTACTTCACGATATTCTTGCTTGATGTACGGCATCTTTAAGCTCCTTCATGGATTGATAAATTAGAATATCATTCTTTATTGCAATTTTAATTTCTGCCTTTGTCCCTCCCGAATATATCCAACCAGGTAATAACAATACCGCGTCACAGACGAGAAGCCAGTCTATACTGTATCTTTTAATCATCTCCTCGGAGATTTCTTCCCCTTCCCGTAGTTGGAGAAAAAAATTATAGTCAATACCGGGAACGAATGGGGACAACCCCATTAAAAGTAATTCCTTCCCTGCTTCGATCATATTCCTAACGTTTAGAAGATAGTCTATTGCCAAATGTTTAGTATTTAGTCCCTTAGGAGAAAGTGGTCCGGCTACATAGACACGGATAATTTGTTTCTTGGGTTGTTGAGTCCCAGGTCTTTGACACTCTTCGTAATCTACATCATCACACCCTATGTCATTGTCTTTGCAATATTGACGAAGATCGTAACTCATTTATACCTCCTCCCAAGTGCCCAGAATTTATTATGCACAACATAGACCTGGGTTTCGGAGAACTCTTCGGTTTTATCGTCAACATAGGCGTAGTTAAATCCATTCACCCATCGGTTAGGTTTGTTTTTCATGTAGGATGGATTTAGGGTACATAGGCATCCACAGGATGCGCCCGTAAAAAATTGTTCAACATCAACCGGGGAAATATCCGTGTACCTCTGGATATCATGGCTGTGGCCATAAAGAACCGTCTTGTGAACAGCGTGTACGGTCTGGAAGGCATGGTATTTAGTCGTGTAAAGTCCATGTAAGTAACAGAGGCGTTCATTAATATGGTATGCTTGGTTCTGTGGAACGATCTGAATACCTGCGGGAAGGTTCTTTTCAAGCTCCCAATATCCTCGTCCATTTGGATTAATCTGGCTCGCTTTTCTGAGCCAATCTTCGTGATTACCCACTATATAAATTTGTTTAGCCTTGGGTACGGCCTTCGATAACGGTTTGAGGAGTCTCTGATGAAGTTGTTCGTAATTTTCCATTATCGTTCCACCATCTAAGGCCCTACTTTGATCCGCGATCCATAGACTAACCGCCGTCCAGTCGTGCATATCGCCGCCCAAGATTACGGTATCCGGTTTGAAGTCCTGGGCAAATTCAAAGACAGGATCGAGATTAATATTGAATGGGATATGGGTGTCAAATAAAGCGAGAATTTTCTTTATCATATTTTTAAAAGCGGGCCAGGCAAGTTAGTTTTTCTATCCCCTGTTTCCCTGTCCCCCCTGGCCATTTTTTTCTCCGGGTTTGTTATCATGGGGTCCCGTTTGGGGTTGTCTTATTTGAATCTTCTCCGTCCATGTCTCCATACGACTCGGTATCCGCATTGACTTAGAAAATCCACACAGCCGAGTTTTCTGATTCCCAATGACCCGCTATCAATAAACAGAACATCATCGTCCGGTACTGTGCCAATTTTGTTTAATTCAAATAAACACTTGGATTTAATTCTATCGGTTTCTTCCTTGGATAAATTCATTATTGGGCCTCCATCATCATCTTTAAAAGCCCTCTTGCATCTTCAATGGTGTTTACCCCTACATACCTGACACTCGATACCATGTCTCCGAATTTAAACATTGTTCGATTACCCCCTACATTTTAATTCCCCCCTTAAAGTACGGTAAAACCAATCTGGCAACCGCACGGGCCTCTTCTTCCGTAATAATTCGGGAACTTATGATGTCGTCACCCCTTGCAAAAGCCTGTTCATAAATATTATCGTTTTCCCTATAAATGGTAATAATGGCTTGCTCCCCCCTAAAGATAACTATTCCAATGGTGCATACAGAGGGAAAATACCCGATAACTAATTGAAGTTGACTACCATTTTTTGTGATATGCCTTTCTAATATATAGTCTCCGTTTTTGTCGGATACGGTCCCCAGAGCTATTCCCTTAATTTCCATAAATGGATTATCCTGGGCAAATACCAAACCCATGGTTACAAAAAGAACTACCGCCGCAATAACTACTAAATGTTTCATGTGATTTCCTTTCTTGTTTGAATTATACCTGATCGGATAAATAATTTCACTACTTTTATTCAATCGGGTATATAAAAATTAAAAGACGAGTTATTTTACAGAGATATGACCAATAAATAGCGAGGCGAGGTAAGCACCGATAGCCGTCACAATACCACCAGCCGCCCCCCATCTGGCAGCTTTCATTTCCAGCTTATCGGTTTTATCGTCGAGACTTTTGCAGACCTT